TACATTAGCCGCGCCGGCAGTAGATACAACTGTTGTTAATGGATTAGCTTGTAGTTGTCTTGAAGGTGATACAGCATTACGAAGTATTGCATTCTTTGTGCTATTCTTCGTGAAGACCGCTCTCTTCAATACAAATGTTAAGTCTTTATTCTGATCAGCTGTCCATGTTGAAGCATTCTGTGACTTAAATAATACACCAGCATAAGGCTGTTGTGAAATTCTATTACCATCTTGATCTTCATCACCGATCTGAGCATAACGTACATTGTATTTATTTGAGTTAGACATAATAACAATTGCATATTCAATACCATCTTGTAAGTATACAGGTGATGGGAATGTAAATGTAGTTGCAACAGATGTACTAACAGCACTTGGATTAAGTACAACCTCAGAGAATGGAATAATCTCTTGAGTTGGGAATCCATTTGTCATTTTACGTATTGATACATCTACAGGTATCGCAGCATCTTTAGAAGTAAAGTAAAGATCTACTGAAGTAACAAATGCAGATTGATCAAGTAAGATAGATTGAGCTAATGGATCATGCCAATTTATTCTTTGTCTTCCCACTACTCTTGAATCTCCACGAGTCTCATCTACAGACAACCTTTGAATAACAGGAGTTCTTGTTGAAATAATAACATTCTCTCTTGTTTCAATTAAGCCCGAAGCATTATAATTTGCTGTAGCTGAAGTTGTTGTTACTTCATCATCATTACTAGATGATTGTGTTAGTTTAAATTCTTTTTGTCCTGTAGGGAAATTAAGTGAACTGTTATTTGGTATTAAGAATGTACCACTCACTGCACCATTAGCATCAGTTGTTAATGTAGTAGCTCCTGCTGGGTGAACAGCAACAGTATTCACACCAACTAAAGGTGTATATGTTGATGATGTGGTAGAAACAAAGTTAGCCACAGAAGTTCCATCAAAGAATGCAAATACTTGAGTCGCTGGTTTCATCTTTGTAGCAGAGAATGCAACTAGCCTTGTTCTCATGAATGGAATAAAGTTAACTTCTACTATACGATCACCTGTACTAAACCTAGATGTTTGTACTGTTATACTTTGTTGAATACCTCTACGGCTTGCATTACCTGTTTCTGTTTGAATATTCCAGTTACCTGATTGACTCCAATTAGTACTTCCAGTCCAGTTAGTTGACCATTCACCCCATACAGTACCTACCTGAGGCTGAAGGTTTGCCATCATCGCATCGAACTCACCATCGTTATTGATTACCACCTCTGGTCTTCTATCAATATCTCTCCACTCATCAGTAGAAGGAGTAAGTGCCATTGAACCAGTCCAGTTAAATACATCATAAGGGTTAACATTAATTTGCCCTGAGTATTGTGTTTGTGATATAATATTACTTGCCGTAGTGTTTGTAGTGTATGGCAATGTAACTAAGTCACCAGTTTTCTGTGTTGTAGATGATGCATGATAATCTAATGAAGCATTACCAGATGCAAATCCAGGTCGTAATATACGGTTCTTAATATCTACTGCAGCTCTATATTCAGCAGATGAAGAATTAGACATCCTTGTATTTGTAAATGCATCCACTAAGAAGCCTGACTTCCATCGTGGATCATTTGAACCATCTAAAATTTGTTTGTTTTGTGCTTCAGCTTCTAAGAATGATAGCACTGAATAGTATTCTATTTGACTTATTCTCTTATCAATACGACCGATATCACGCATTGTGTATCTACGATTATCAATAAAGTCTACAGTAACCTCATCAGGTGTTAATGTATATGCAGGAATAGTCATTGTATATAGATGCATTGAATCACTTGGAATTTCAGGTGGCTCTGGGTAACGTGCCGGAACACCAGCAGCAATACCGAATATACCAGCAGAATCTAAATAAACTTTATCTATTCTTGGTAAGTAGAACTGAATATCAGTTTCAAATTGTGAGAACCTTGTAGGAGGAACTGTTACAACAGCACCTGTTCCAGTAAAGTTACCACCAGAATCATCTTGACGAGGTCTAAAATCAACAGCAGATCTTAATTCTATACCACTAACTTTAGGAATCTTATCATAATCAATAATACCAGTGTATGAATCAACTGTAAAGAAGTCACCAGCACCATGTGTAAAGAACTTATATGTAACAGTAAGTGCTTTAGCCGCAGTATAGTTTGATGTAGTCTTTAATTTAACACGACCAACACCATAGAAATCATCTCTTTGACCATTATCTAAATCAAAGTGAGTAGTAACATCAGCACCGCCTGAAGTCTCAGTAACAGACACTAATTCATGTACGTCTGCTTTTGTAAGAGATTGACCTGTACCAGTAAAGGATGTGCCTGCGTTAAATGCAACCGCTGTATTTCCACTTAATGTTTTAGTCTTATGGTTTGCAGTTCTTATAAATGGTGCAATCAATCTTAAAGTGTTACCATTGCTTGCAGATAATCCAGTGATCGTCGCTGTTTTAGAAGCATTACTAATTGTAATGTTTCCTACTGTAGCAGCGGGGTTACCAGTAACGGCAGTACCGTCATCATCTACTAATATCCAATTTGTGTTATTTGCTTTTGTACCAAATACTTCACCAGCAACCGCAGTTGTAAATGATGCTGAACCACCCGATACAGCACCAGCCGCAGCAATAATTCTATTTGTTTCAAAGCGATAGTTAAAGTCAGGAGTACCACCACCAACCACACTATCACATGTTTTAATTCTGTCATATGGTAATTTAAATATTAAACTGTCTGGACCAATATTATATGCAGTGGCTGCACCACCATCTGCGATCGTTGCAGCAAAGTCAAAACTACTTTGAGCATCTAAAAATTTTGCTCCTGTCATTGTACCTGTAAAATCGAAGATATGAACTCTATATCTTGAATCAGCAGTACCACCATTACCACTTACACGTTCAACAGAACGAGCACGGCATGTACCAATTTGAGCGTTAGCACTATTCTCGATATCTATTAAACCGAATGTAGTAATATCTGGTAATCCGTCCATACTAGTCACTTCAATAAAATTGTTATGAGTGATCTCTGTTACTTTATCTGTAACCTTTTCTGTGTCTCTTGCTTTGTCAAAGTGTACGTTAGTAGTTGCAAGGGTTTGTATTTCATAACCTCTTACATAAGCTTTCGAAGGCTCAATACCAATAGTTAATTTAGTAGCAACAGATGCATGTGCTTTAACTAATGCTTTGAATGGGTTAACATAGTAGTTACCTGATTCGTCAAATGTTCTACGAGCTAACTCATCTGCTAAGTGATTATAATCTGCAGTTCTTGCATTCTTTGTAATGATACCACTCTCTAATCGAGCTATAAGAACAAAGTTACCGTTCGTAGCATTGACTGCTTGAGATGATAGTGTAGCTGTAATAGAATAACGATGAGCACCTGGAGCTGATTCGTTAGGTGTACCTGTAGCATTATCGTTTAATGATGTATCAGTGCCTGAACTAATAAGAGCTTCAGTAACCAATAGACCAATATCAAATGATGCATCCTTAGTATATTTAGTTAATACAATTGTTTTAGCTTTAGCAACAACGAAGTGTTTCTTAATATAATAGATACCATCTTCGAGTGCAACTATAGAACCAAAACCTGTAGCAGCAGATGCTTTAACTTCTGCTGATTTATTAGCACCATCTGTTATCGTTGCATTATCTGCGAAGACTGCACCTGATATGTACTTAACGAATAGAGTAATAGGATCAGAACTTTCAGCGAGTACTGCATGAACAACACGAGCTTTGTTAGTACCATCAGTAAACTCAGTACCAATTAATTCAGCAACAGTATCACAATAAGAGTTAACTGAATCTAATTTAATATAGTCAATTTTATTATGGAGATGAACTGCACCGGGTACAACAACTGAACCATCTTTAAATGTGTGGTCACCATGAGCTGACACTTGATTCTGTAATGTTGTTTGTAGCTGAGTTAATTCTCTTGCTTGTATAGCCTTACCGGGTCTAAATAATATCCTTTGATATTGTTCTTTAGGGCTGAGTGTGTTGCCCGATGCAACCGACTCAAAGTCGTCCCAATATGGTTCTACGTTAAATGAAATTGCCATGCTTCTATCCTATTTAAAATGCGATTACTAATCTTACTGTTTCTACTTGTCCTGATGCTCTTGTTGTAGCTGTTCTATTCTCTATGAACATTACATCACCCGAATTATGATTAATTAACGGTGCACCTACTGCTGTGATATCTTGTCCAGCGATTGATGTACCTGTTGTACGAACAAAATGAGTGGCAAGGAATGTACCGAAGCCAGTAGTTTCGTTTTGTATATAATATATAATACCGTTTGATGCATCATATTCAACAACCATACCTTTAGCACCAACCGTACCAGATGTATGACCTTCGATCAGTTGATCTGCTGTGAATGTAACGCCTGTTGCAACAGTTAAACTCTTACATGTATTGTATGCACTTGCTTCTGCAACTTGTGCAATAGTACCTGTACTTGAACCAGCTAATGTAACAGCAAGGGCTTTAAATATCTCTCCAGCAATTGGATTACCGGATGTTGAACCTACCGTAGCCCAATTGGCATCAGTAGTATTACCTATTGTTAAGATCTTATAGAAGTTACCTATCACCATTGAAGCCGATGCTGAAACCGTTGCTGATTCAGTAGCCTTTTCAATTGGATTTTTAACAACTGCTATTTGTCTAAAGTCATTACTATCAGGAATACTGCCTGATTCATCACCAGTAAATACTGTATTAATAGTTACATAGTGTGCGCGAAGATCATTTGTAGCATCTTTACCATATCCACCGGCTGGACCGATGACTGGTCTTACCGCACCGTTTGAACCTGTACCGCCTACTGCAATCGTAGCGTGAGTATATCCTGTACCTGGAGCTGTCATTGTAATACCTGTGATTGCACCACCAGAAACTATAGCTGTAGCCGTAGCACCTGTACCATCACCTGAGATTGTAAGGATAGCTTCGGTAGTACCGTTAGCATAACCAGTTCCTGCAGTTGTGATCTTCATATTATAGATTGCACCATCAATTGCGTTAGTCTGTACAGACCATTGATTAATCAATGCTGCGTCAGAACCAACTGCTGGAGCTTCTTTAATGCACCTTGTTGGTATAAATGATGTTGTTAAGAATTTAGTTACATCAGCCGTTGGGATTGTATACATGTATTTCCATATATAACCGTCTGATCCACTATGATTAATAACACCAGCTGTTTGAACACCTGTTGTATCTGGGTTAGTGGTAGAAGCTCCTGCTCCTGCCTTTAAGCACATGTACACATTATTATTTGCTGAAATAACGTGATATACTTTGCTCTCTATGTTTGTATCTTGATCATCATATTCTATATATGTAGTACCTGAAACCCATAGGTTTCTTGGTGCACAATGAACAATGTCTCCAGCGTCAACTCTCTTCATGGCGAACATATTTTGCCATAGAGTGTGTGATGCGTAGTCATTTTCATATGGTGTGTCCGGGGCTGCATCACTAGGTGTCCATGCATTAGGCCTTCCCAGTGCCATGTAGAATTGATTATCACCAAGACTATCTACGAACTTATTCGTTGTATCCAGTCTGAATTTACTTGTGATTATTGCTGCCATTTTATTTCCTCTGTTTTAATGTTATGGAGTGTACTGGTATAGAGATGATCTATTGTTACTTGGATTAAAATCACCACCGCTCACTCCGAATTGTGTGCTTATATTGTTATTTATACTATCCTGAACTGTCCAATGAGCTAAATCTGAGTTCGGACCTAAATATCTGAACTTTATATTATCCCAATGGTTTTGCATACCTATAATGCCAAGCTCTGAACTGCCTCGTGCAAAATGAGTATACGATTTCTCTAATACGTGACTATTAAATGTTGTTGGTCCAACTTGGAATGCACCAATGTTGAACTGAATTAAACCAGCTGTAGGTAAGTTACCATACTGTGCTTGTGTATTCGATGATGTAAGTAGCTTCACTAGGATAGCTATCTCACCAAAGAACTTAAATCCTGCTGGGTGAATCAATCTTGTAAATGCATTCTTCCAATCAGCGATGTTCTTACCAGTTCTTAATACATATGAGAACTGCTGATAGTAATAAGAGTCTTGCATGAATTTTTTATCTGACAAGAATCCATCATTTGTAACAAAAATACCTTTAGGATATGTTCTTACAATGTCACCGTTTGCTAATGCACTTGTAAAATTTAATCTATATTTTGTAGTAGTATCTGAATATACTTCTTCAGTATAATCTGTACCTGGAACCTGATATGTGTCATTTACAAATACAACATCGTCATCTAAAAGTATAGCTTGTTGATCATTATTGTTTCCACTTACTACAGTAGGTGTACCACTAATTGTAATTGTATTTCCAGGTGTAAACTGTGTTCTATCAGCTTGAATAGCAGCTGCCTGATCTGTCCACTCTCCATCCGATGGAATTAATACATCTGTAAATGGAAAATATGTCTCTACTTCATCATTGTATATTGATCTAAAGAATGATGTGATTGATTCAGGTGTACCACGTGACTTATAGAATTCTACAAGTCTCTTATAAAACATCCTTGGATTTGTAGCGAAGTCTCTAGGTACAGCAATACCAATTTCATTCTGCAATTCAGTTAATAGATTCTCTTCTACATAGTCAATATCTCTTTGGATATCTAATGAGTTAAGATAGAATCCTGATTTATTACTACGCTCTAAATATAATGCATATGTCTTAAGGAAGGCGACTAGATCAGGATATGTTCCTTCTATGTGATCAGGTACGAGTTCATCTATGTAAGACGATATATTATATTTTCCAATATCAGACATTAGTTACTTACCGTGTTGTAATCAATACCAGCAGTTGTACCGCCAGTTGCCATAGTATCTATCTCGCCAGTAATCTTAGCTGTAGAAGTATTAATAGTTAATAGTTCATTCCTTGTAGGTGATACATCAGATGATGCAGGCTTCACTGTAACATCGATTGTAGTAGAACCAGTAGGTAATGCAGTTGGTTGGAATGAGTTAAGAGTAACTGTTCCAAGCTCTTCATTTACATCACCAACATTTGTATTTTTAACTAAG